CGTTCGCAATAAAGTGAGTAAGAACATTATCCAGCATTCGCACTAAATCAGGTATAAAGTGAGGATCATTACTCCAAGAGTCATACTCCTCTAAATTTACACTAGATAAACAACATACTGCTGTTCGATCTTCACTAGTTACAAGAGTAATCTCACTACAAAGATTTGACTGATGTACTTGTAGTCCTAAGTCTTTCTGGCACTGAGGAAGAGCTTCCTGTACTGTGTCTCCAAACATAATGTAAGGTTCACCCGTCTCAACACGATTTTGTATCAATTTTACCCAAAGTGTCTTTGCTGATACTGTCTTTGTTATGTGCCCAGAATGAGGATCGACAAGATTCCAACTATCGTCAAATCCCTCTTGTTTAGTAGCCTCTTCAATAAGTTCCATAAAACTGTCAGGAATGACAACGCCATGATGCAAATTAGTAGACTTACGATTAATATCACCGCCAGTTGGCTTTCGAACATCTAAAAACTCCTCAATTTCGGGATGATTCATCGGCAGATATGCCGCGTAGCTTCCCCGACGTGTAACTCCCTGTGAGAATGCAAGCATTTCTGCATCTACTACCTTCATGAAAGGAATTACTCCAGTAGATTCTGATCCGTTAGAGGTCTTAGAACCAACTGAACGTATGTCTCCCCAGTAGCCACCGACGCCACCGCCAACAGAAGAAAGAAAAGCATTTTCTGTGTAGTGGTCAGTAAGTCCTCTCCTACTATCATCCACGTAATTAAGGAAACAACTAATAGGCAGCCCACGCTTAGTACCGCCATTACTGAGGATAGGGGTACTGAACATAAACCAAAGCTTACTAGCATAGTCATACAATCGTTGGGCATGTGCCTCATCATCCGAAAAAGCTTCTGCTGCTCGAGCAAATGCTTGCTGTGGAGAACCTTCTCCATTTACTAAATATCTATCTTGTAGAGTTTTTATACTAAACTCAGAAAGATAGCGGTCTCGTCTAAAATCAATTTCTATAGTCATTTATCACTCGCCCAATATCTTCAATATTGTCTGCACCTATCGCATCATCGCAATAGGTAATTAAGTCCATTAACTCGTAGTTGACGAGTAGTTGTTCTGCATTTTCATTCAAAGATTGAATGTACTTATACCTACTAGGTATAGGAACGGCATTGTAAATATCCATTGCATCGCCGTACTGCTCAATAAGCTGTGTTGCTCTCTTTGGTCCGATACCAGGAATGCCAGCGACGTTGTCTCCTTTATCCCCTGTTAAACACTTCATTGAGATATACAATTCTGGTTTAACATCATAATGCTCTTTCCAGTTGTCTAGTCTTACTTCCTTTCTTGTAACATATGAAAATCTACCTACATTCTCTTGAATGAGAAGATCCCAATCACGGTCACTTGAGATAAGCCACATATACTCTAAGTCGTACTTATTCTTGTGTCTTACTAAATGTGCTGCAATATCATCAGCCTCTACACCCTTATATCTAAGAACTGGGTAGTCTTCTGCGAGCACTTGGAGGCTTGCTTCGTACTCTTCGAAAAATTCTTCGAAGGCGAGTCTTTCTGCATCTGATTGTTGAGCGAACTTATCTTTTCGATTCTGCTTATACTCGGGCGATATGCCTTTGCGATAAGAAGAGGAACCCCAATCTGCGGTGATGATAATATTCTTACAGTCATATGATTTAGCCAAACTTTTTACCGTACTTTGATATTCATAACGAAAATCTGTACGACCTTGATGCTTCCACCGAAATGCAAGGTTGAGAGCATCTACGACTAGAGTAGAGCGGGAATCGTCATTAATCATTTTATCTGTAAGATTAAAGGCCATTTATAAACTCTACTGTTTCTTCTGCTAGCCATGTCTTCGCGAGAAGTACATAGCAGTCTAACCACTCTATTCGTAACCAGTGGTCTGTGAATTCAGGAAGTAGCTCAGTTACAACAAATACCTCTGACCGATTGTATTTAAAAAACAATAAAGGCTCCTGGTTACCGCCTTCTGCTTGTTGTATTAACTTCTTCCACCATTTAATTAAATTATTAGTTCTAGGGGCTGTAAATATTTTGTCGGAAAGAGGAGATTTTTCATAGTTCTTTACCTCTATACAAAATCTGTTCTTTGCGTGTGGTACGTATAGATCCCCTTTTAAGTATTCAAGAGCACCAGATGCTGGCACTCTCTCAAACTGAAATCCTGTAGCTTCGCGCAACATATCTCTGACAAGATACTCACCCCTAGCGCCTTTCGCTCTACTATCAACCATTCAAATCACTACCCATTAAGATTTCACCAAGCATTTCGTACTTTTCTGAGTACTCCGCAGCTTTTGATAATTCTTCTTCAATTGCTGCTAGAATATCAGGATGCTCCCCTATTCCCACAGGACTCGTCAGATAAATCTCGACATTCGCTTTGTGATACTTCACTTTCCCTGCTAGATAGCTCATCATGCTCTCTGCTATCATCTTTCTCATTGTAATTCTCCTTTATCATCTGATGTATTAATCGTCTACGGTTGTGTTGCATGCGTCTAACGTGTCCCATTAGTGCTCCAGTTTACTTACATTACCTGACTTAACTACTTCTACCTTGTCGAGTAGAGGGTGGGTCCAGCCGTGGCTGACGACATAAGTATTTAAGTCTTCTTCTAAAAGTACCTCTACTAGCTTTTCTCTTCCTGCGTCATCCAATACTGCGATAACTTCATCTAAAAATAATATGTTGATCTTAGATTTTGAAATACTACTCATTAATTTTCGTATAGCAATAAGAGTGGCTGTGTTCACCCTTGCCAGCTCTCCACTAGAGAGAGCAAGAATATCCACAATGTTAGCATTGTCAGTGATTTGAACATTAAGTTTATCATTAGTTACTACAAACTCCAAAGTGAAACGACCATCGGATAATTCTGCTAGATAGTGATTTGTGAGTTCTTCCAACTCTTTTACCAAATTCTCTATCTTATACGCGAGCAATCCATTTGTACTAAACGCTTTCTTCAATACTTCAAGATGACTTGCAGTTACTGCCTCAAGATCAAGAAGGTCTTGTAATTCAAATAACTCATTTTGAAACTCTTCAGTCTGCTCCAGTATTACTTGAATTCTGGTGTTGCGCCGAGTGATTCGCTCATTTTCTTTTGAGATGAGCTGTAGCTTCTCTTTTGCGTCCGATATTCTCTGCGAAATACCTTGAGCGCGATTCTTAAGCTCGACAGGATCCAGCAAAGATGTCGGAAGATTACTGTCAATACTTCGAAACAAGTCTTCCCAATCTTTTCTAACTTTTTTAGCAGATGAAAATTCTGCATTGTCTCGTTTAATTTCTGATATTCGTTTGTTAATTTCATACTGCTTTTGTTCTGCTTGTTCAATTTTTTCAGCCTCTTGATTAATAAGCTTTTCGATAAAGGAACTATCTACAGATTGCTCACAAGTGGGGCAGTGATCTCCTAATTTACTTAGCTTGGCTAAGAGTCGTTGAGACCCCGCTACCGATTGTGACAAACTACCTCCTTCGGTTTGCAACTCATCATACGATTGAATACTAGATACTTTACAGTTTTGAGCCTCTTCAATATCTACCTTAGACAACAGATCTTTATAAGTATTATTCTGAGAAATTTTTCTATTATTTTCAGAGATATTTTTAATTTCAATCATAAGAGTGGCGAGATCCTTCTCGTCTTCATCCGTCTCAATTGAAATTTCAGACAGAGGAAGTATGGATGTATCACTCAATTTGTTATCGTTTAACCACTTTTCAACTGTCGCTATCTTCGATTCAATACTAGTCAGACTTAAACTACTCTTTCTAGCTTCTTCTTTGAATAAATCAAAGAGTTTTACATAGTGCTCTAAGTGCAGAAGATCAATGAGAAACTTCTTGCGGTTCGTATCTGTCGCAGTAAGGAACTGTAGACTACTATTTGTACTTTGGTATACCAACTGAGAGAAGGTTTTAAAGTCGATGCCAACAATATCTTGGAGTGTCTTGTATGTATTGGTCGCTGTATGTGAGCTAATATCCTCTCCATTTTCCAACAAACGCAACTTAATACTAGACTTCCTATCAATAATAACGTCATACTTATTCTCATCTTTTGTAAACTCAAGATGTATATGGTATCCTTCGTTTACATAGCGGTTAGGTATATCCGCTTTTTTAATACCCTTGGAGTTTTTATTGTACAGTGCTTCTTCGATAATTAACGGTATAGAAGATTTACCCATACCATTAGTACCAATCAGCTGAGTTACAGTATCTTTACTGAGGTCCAGCTCATTGTCAGCACCGTAGCTAAAACAGTTACTCCATTTCAACTTTTGTAGCGTAATCATTAAATATACCTACTATTTGCGGTATCCGTGTTTCTGGTATTTCCAGAATATAGGATAAATACTCTACTAATTCTTCTTGAACTGTCATCTCTTTATCCATGACAAGAGTAGCTTCACTACTTCGTTTTACAACTTTTTTATCAAGAAGTTCGCTGTTCTTTACATTTGCAAGTTCCTGTATATCACCCTCTATCTCGTAGATAGTGTGGTGGTAGTCAGTAGGAACCATTTCATCAGTACTAGAGACTGTCTTACGAATAAGTTGTGGTAAGTCAAAAGCATCCCACATCCATGACCAATCTGTTGGGTTTATTAAGAGGTAGCCGGTTTTTACCTCACTTCTGTGAAATGAAGTTGTCATAGGGCTGCCTGGATAAATAATATTTCGTTGAGTATTACTATGTGCGTGTAGGTCACCTGCAAAAACTACTGGGAAGTCCTCGAACCTGTCTAAGTCCACCTCTGGCTTGACGTGCGGAGGAATCTCTCCTCGAACATGAGTAAACAGAGGTTTAGTCTGGTCAAACAGCTCAATAGAGTTTTTACGATGAAGATCAGCATATGGTAGTACACCAAACCCAAAATCATTATCCACATAAGATATATCAACTACTTTTACTAGTGGATTAATGTCTCTTGATACTTTCTTTAATTGTGTAAAGAAGGTTTTGTTTTTCTTTGTAGCTTCATGATTTCCGTCATAGACAAGAGTTGGAATCTTTACATTTGAAATGAACTCAAAGTAAAGTTCCAACTCTTCCATGTTCGGCAGACGGTCAAACAAATCACCACCAATAATGTGCATATTACACTGTTTTTCTAGTGTGTGTATCTGTTCAAAAAACGATTGATACCGCTTTATCGCCCAATCACGAGGTACGTTCTTTTGCCCTAGCTTTATATGCCAGTCTGCCGTAAATAAAATCATCCGATATTAAACTCATCTTCCAAGGATTCATCAATATCGCCCGCTGCATCTTGACGAATTTCGTCGAGAAGCGTTTTCTGGGCGTCTGGGGTAGGACGAGGCATAACATCATCCATAGACTTTAACTCTGCAATTGCTGACATCTCGCCTTCGCTAAGAGGTCGCTGCTTGCACTTTAGTACTTGTAACTGGTACTCTACATTGTAGGGCAGTGGTCCAGTCTTAACACGCTTGAACTTAACGTCCCAACCTGTTTCTGGGTCTGTAGGATCGCCCAGGTCTTCTGCTGCTGTAAGGATCGCTTCAAACAACTTCTTCTTGAGATTAACGATTTTTACTTCGCCGTTATCAAGACACTGCATAGCGTAGCTCCAGCCACACTTTAGATCTGGATAGTACTCACGAATCCAATCCTTCTCAAGATTGTTGAATCGCTCTTCATTACGATCGAAAGATAAGCACTCGAAAGGAATGTTCTTACCGTTCTTGCCTTCTAGCCAGTAAACGTAGCGTGCAAGTACATCGCCAACGAGTCGTAATTCGTTGTCGCCGTCTCGGTATGAGTATGAAGTGAGTGATGATTTTTTAGCGCCGCCAGCGGCTTTGTTAAATGATAGTGCCATTAGTGTAAATTCTCCTGTGTGACTTCTTCGTATAGAAAATGAACTTTGCCATCTTCTATGCGTAGTAGGCTGTTGTCTTCAAAATGTTCTTGTTCTATCTCACATTGGAGTAGATCAAGTGTGGTTTCCCCAGTCGTTAAATAGTCCGCGTACGGACGCATTGAAGCTACCGCAAGATACTGGGCGATCTCACGATACTCATGCTTGTGACAGCTATGCAGTAGTACATCTGGATGAATAAGGAAGGATTCGCCATAAAAATGCTTTCCAGCATATTTGTAAATGTCATCGTATTTATTCCTTGGTACTGCGTCTGTTGCAAGCATTTTAAAGATGATAAAAAGCGCCAAAGGACTTCCTTCCGCCGCTTCAAACATCTTTTTCCAATCGTAGAACAACATATTATACTCTCATTTAGGGCATTTGTCAAGAAGTGTTTTTCTATGCTCAAAGCTGTTTAATTGAATAACCTTGCTTCATGTAGTAGCCCATTCTGTTAGACGCTTGTCTTTGGGCAGTTTTTCCTTTAAGGTGAATGTCAATAATTACTGGATCGCGCTTATTATCATGTTTCCTAACAACCCGCCCGATAAGCTGGGTAAGTAATGGTTCATTATTAATAGGAGTGGCAAGTATAAGGCAAGAAAGAGTATTGACGGATATGCCTTCACTAAAAATTGCTTGAGTTCCATATAAAACATTCTTGTCTCCGTGTAGTATTTCATTTATTAGCGTCTCTCTTTG